TGAGGTAAGAACTGGCAAGACCGCTTGCGCTTTAAGTTTGATCGAACGGTTAGGCATCCAACGGTGCTTACTGGTTACAAAGAAAAAAGCAATCCCAAGCATTGAGAAAGATGCCAAAGCTTTAGGAGTGCAAGAACGGGTAATGGTTATTAACTATGAACGGTTGCCCAAGTTTGCATGGACATTTTGGCAGTTATTAATTGTCGATGAAGCCCATTGCATCGGTGCATATCCAAAACCAAGTGGAAGATGGAAGAACCTAAGACAGATGAGTTATGAAAAGGTTTTGTTAATGAGTGGCACAGCATCACCAGAATCTTATTCGCAGTTATATCACCAGTTCACTTTGCACCGTCCAGTTTGGGCGCAATATCGAAATTTTTACGAATGGGCTAAGAAAGGTTATGTGGATATTGGTCAAAAATATATTGGCACGGGCCAAACGGTAAACGATTACTCGAACGCTAATAAAGAATTAATTTTGAGAGATATTGATCCGTATGTTGTGCGGATGACTCAAGAAGATGCAGGGTTTGAGACGAAGATTGATGAAGCTGTCCGATATGTAGAGATGAACGAAATTACTTACCTAGTCGCTCAAGAAATTATTGATAATGGAATTTCTGATCTTGGCGACCCAACTATTCTTGCCGATACGGGAGCAAAGAAACTTAGCAAGTTAAAGCAAATTTATTGTGGAACGGTTATCCCAGAAGAGAGCAGTAAAGGAATAATTTTTGATCGGTCAAAAGCTGAATACATAAAAGAACGATATGGAAAACACAAGATTGCGATCATGTACTGCTATGAAGCAGAACGAAAAATGTTATATGAAACATTCCCTAATGCAACCGATAGTCCAGAAGAATTTAATGCAAACAAGGATGCAGTTTTTATTGGGCAGGTAAGAGCCAGCCGTGAGGGAGTGAATTTAAGTAGTGCAACGTATCTTATTTTTCTGGGCGTTGACTTTGCAGCACTCTCTTATCTCCAGGCGCGAGATCGTGCGAGCTTCCTCGGACGTGACACGCCGCCTAGAATCAGGTATATATTTGCGGCCAATGGAATTGAATCTCAAGTTTATAGAACAGTCAGAAAGAAAGAAAATTTCACGATCAGTCATTACAACAAAGTCCGAGGCGAATTATCAAGCGCGGCTGGTGAAAAGATACGAGAAGGACGGTTATGAGGTAATTAAACTTTTAAAGACAAATAAAAATGGTTATCCTGATCTGCTTTTGCTTAAGCCGAATGAGGTGCGATTTATTGAAGTGAAGGCACTGAAGGGACGGTTAAGTAAGATTCAGGAATATCGAATAAAAGATCTACGCTCTAAAGGCTTTCCCGTTGAAGTTGCCAGATCGCCTGATTAAAGTTACATTTTGTTTACATGGGATGGAATGTTCCCCATCACCTCACCCCATGTGTAGAGAAGAAGTAAGGGTAGTTAGTCGCTGCCCTTATTTCATGTCCGCAATTATTCTACTGACCATCACGGCTTTTGAGTAGTGAGAATTGGTTCCTGCTAACGGTCTTAATTTTTTATGCGTTAATTGAAGAAGTCCAGCTCTAAAACCTTGAAGACCCGTAGGACTGCGATAAACAAAGGGAGAACCGAGCAAATCTAGGAATTGTTTCATTTCGCTAAGAGAGGTGTACCGAGGCAGATAGCCATGTATATATTAAGGAAGTCAACAACCCCATTTTGATATGACATCATCAGCCGTCAAGATTCCTTCAAACGCTGGAACAAGAGCAGTTCTTTATACGAAGAATCAAAATCTCGAATCAAGCAACGAAGGATTAAGCCGCAGGGTAAAAAATCTAGAACAGGAAGTCACCGTTCTATTTGCCATCGCCGCAGGACTGGCAGCCACCGCCATTCTTTTTTAACCAACCGCCCCGCTAGTCGGGGCTTTTTATTGTCTACCGATTGACAGGGGTGTGCAGGGGTGTATAATAAAGAAGTAAGCAACCCCAACAAATGACCTTTTTTGAAACTTTCTTCTCAGAAAAAG